CAGAAGAGTTAGCACCTATTGTCGTACCATCTATACTACCAGCGTTTATATCAACTGTATCTGCTACAAGACTATCTATGTTAGCTGTACCATCTATATAAAGGTCACGCCATTGTTTAGTTGAACTACCTAAATCCTGAGTTGTTCCATCTGGCAGTAAACTGGTAAGAATATCTGCTCCAAAAGAAACAGTATCTGTAGCAGCATCTCCAAATGTTAGATTACCATTTATGGTAGCATTACCTGTTACTGTAAGATTGCCGCCTATAGCAACATCGGCTACAGTAGTAACATTACCTGTAAAGGTAGAGGTTTCATCTACAGTAAGTACATCTGTCCTTAATGTTCCATCAAAGAAGCCATCTTTCCATTGAATTAAAGATGTACCAAAATCATATGTGTTAGTAGTCTTAGGACGTACAACACTAGATGTAACAACAAAGTCTTGCGCTGGTCCTAAGTTTTGAATGGGTGGACCATTTCCTGTTGTACCACTATGATCGTGACCTGTAGATGCATTGAATGCATTTTCAATAGCATTGTATTCAGCATTAAAGTCTGCAGCGTCAATAACGCCGCCTGTAACTATGTTTGATGATGCTTGACGTGTATATCCTGCCATGATTATTGCCTATCGTTTTGTCTATATTGTAATACTGCTGAGTCTAAGGTGAAGGGTGGGTTAGTACTATCACTTGTTATTCTCATAGCTACTGTATGAAAAGAGCCTATCAAGTTTTCATTATAAACTTTTTTTAGTTTAGTGCCATAGACTACGCTAGAACCGCCATAGACAGCATTAGGTTGTCCATATATAAATACACCATCTCCACCTGTTTCTGAACCAATATCTATTTCATCTGGCTGTACTATTCTTGAGTCACCACCTGAGTCAAAGTCAAAAAGTAATCTAAACTTTAAATCCATCTGACCAGTAGGGTCTGTATACAAAGTTAACTTATATGCTGTCTTTCTTACTTCTGGATCGGTAATTGACATGTAAGGAGTTTCAATAACTGTCTCTATGCTACTGCCATCAAAACCATTTGATTGTTCCATCTCATATATGTAACCATCTTCGTTACCAAACATTATAGCCTCTGATGTACCAGAGTATATACTATCTGCTACAAAAGCTTTTATTCCTTTGGTGGTAGCCCACTCAACACCATCCGCACCTTGGGCTATAAATTTAGTAGCAATTAAACCTTCTGATACAGCCTGAGTTTGAGATCCTACATAAGCAAATATTCTGTATTGTGCTTTTTCACGTATTATAACAGAACAGTATTCTGTTGTCGATCTTAAAAAGTCATCTGCATCTTTAAATATTTTATCTGACGTAACGTCTAATGCAAAGTCACCAATACGATCAGTAGCACTCAATAGTCTCAAGCCATCTGGTGCTAAATACATTATATCACCACCAAATTCTTGCAAACTATCTGCACTAATACAACCTTGCTTATCCGTTATTGGAGTTATTTGAAAGAATACAGTAGCTGTACCAATCGTATCAACAATTCTTTCTACTGCTTGAATTTTATCTGAAGTAAATACAATTAGTTTTTCACGAAAAACAGTTAGACCAGTTACAGTGTTTCCAGCATTAGAAACAAAATTAGGACCAACTGACCCTACTACATTGCCTACAGTATTTGGTGATGAAATATAAAAAAAGTTATCTTTAGCATATACTATACTTTTATCAAAAAACGTAACTAACGAAGCACCCTGTAGGTCTGTACTTATGCCTGTGGTAGATGCATCTAAGTAAGCCATAGTATTACCAGAAGAATTATATACCACTGGGTAATTTGTTCCATCTACAAATACTGTTTTATCATCTCCATCAAAGTTAAAACTTACATGTCTTATTTTGCCACCTCCTGTTGAAGGAGATGTTACCATATGTGTCCACCCTGAATTTGAACCTGTGCTAAAATAATATGCTGTCTTACTTACATCTGCTGTTTGAAGACCCACCTTTTGAAAAGTAAGAACAGTATCATCAGCTAGAGTTTGGGCTGAAGATAACACAATATTATTTTGATCAGTTACAGTAGAAACAGTTACAGTACCAGAAATGCCTGTACCTGTAACTACCATTCCTTGTGCTATAGTACCAGTGTTACCATCTAAAACTACAGCAGTAGATGAACTGGTTGCACCATTTACACTAGCTGTTGCCTGTTGCGCTGTTATGGCAGCAGCATCTAACTTACGTGCAGCTACTACACGACCACTAGAGACTACTTTTAATCCTAATATTTTATCAGTTCCAGGAACTGTGTCATCAGCAAATTTTTCATAGCCTCTTATTTTTGTGTAGCCGCCCTGCCTATCTGACTCCATATTTTGAAGTATAGTAGCAGAACCAATAGCATTTATCCCCTGTTGTAAAGGAGACATGTTAGAGATTAAACCACCCTTAAACTCAATAGGAAAAGTAGACCATTGTGTAGGCATTAAAAGCTTACCCTTGTATCACGTAAATAATCTGTACGATTTATATTTATACTTCTTAAATGTTTTATGCCCTGATCAAATCTATCTTTGGCTGCATTAACATTTACTGTATCTCCCCTAAATTGATACACATAATACATAGCACCGTCTATGATACAATAACGATATTGTTCTGGCAAAGAGGGTACATCATTGTGACTTTGTAAATCATAGCCTATTCTATAATACTCATATACTAGTTCATATGCTTTGTCAGGACTGGGATAACAAATTAATTCTCTGTTAGGAGTTCTTACAATATGCGTTGGACAGCCTTTAGTTTCCGTATTGTATTCAGAGTCAGCATATTTTTCTAGCCACTCTTCATACGTCATGTTTATTAATTTAATAGTTCCTGTATTAAGGCTTGAATCTCTTTTTATCCTAAAGCTGTTCATGTTTACTGTTTTAGCATCATTTGGATAGGAGTATCTAACTGTGCCTACACTTAATGTTTCTATTTGTTCAACATGATTCCAAGGCCATTCATATTCTTGTTGTTGTATATGTCTTATAGCAGAGTTAACTGCATCTTTTGCAAAAGCAAAATAACCTGTTGTAGTGGCAAAATTACTAGATGTTAACTCTACTTCATTTAATCTATTATTTACATCATTAACAAGTGATAAAAAATTATATGCCATATTACTTCTCTTTTATTTTTAAAAAGATAGAACGTTCAAAAACAAGACCGTTTCCTGTGGTTATCTGACAAGTAACCTTATATCTTTTATTGTTTGTACCCAAAGCAAAACGTGCAGTTGCAACTTTTCCAGAAAGCGTAGGTTGTACAAACTGTAAGCCATCTACTACTTCCGCATTAGAAACTTGCTCCTTTGTGCCATTTGCGTCATCAATAAACCAAGAAGCAGCAGAAAGAGTATCATCAGGTATAAACCTTGACCAATCTACGCTATAATCTATTGTTTCATCTGGATCTTTATCAGGCCATTTATAAGACATATCTTGTCCTTATTGTGTTATTAGTACTTTCTTAGGAATATCTTTATAAGCATCTACATAAACTGTATGATTTTCAGGCGATATGTGTACAACTGGAGAATTGCTTTTGTAAGAGTCTATATAGAGTATGTAGTTTTCAGGAGATATATGTACAGTATTACTTATACCTAAACTATTATTAAGTATATGTACAGTTCTATCGCCACTAAATAAATCTGCAATAGAATCATAATCAAATAGATCGTTTGCAGGAGTAGGTAAATTTAAAGTAAATGTACCTGAAACATCAGTGAGATTTACAGAGGAATCTGCTTCTACAAATGTTCCTATATCAACAATAGTAAATGTGGAATTAACACTACTTGTAGTTATATTCGCTTTTGCGTCAAAGTCAAGTGTTGATATATTTAAATTAGAAGATAATCCAGATACCGAAGACGTAGCTGTTGCTGTAGGATCTTCTAAGTTTACAGAGGCAGTAGAGGATAAACCAGTAAGGGTATGGAACGCATTAACAGCAGTAATAGTAGAATCTTGAACAACAGGATTACCAAATGTAATATCTGAAGAAGTAAAGACGTAGTTTTCAGTAAGATCTGTTGTGCCTACAGTAGGAATACCTAGTGTAATATCAGCACTACTAAGAGTAAAACCTTGCATTATGCCAAGAGTTGGTAAGCTAACTGCACCTGACGATACATCTTCTGCAGTAAGGTCATGGTCTTGAGTTATAGCAATATTTGAGTTTTCAGTAGCAGCACTCCAGCCCATATTAGAGTGGTTACTACAATAATAATATAATTGTGGCGCACCTACCGCTACAGTTATTTCTGTATAAGCTCCAGCCTGACCTGCTGTTCCAACAACCGTTACACCTGTTGTATATTCTGTACCGCTTGCGTGTGTGCCGTTTGCTGTTGTTGAAAATCGTAGAGGGTGGTTACTATTAGAATTATCTGATTGGTCAAATCTATAAGTTCTACCTTCTACTAAACTAAGAGCTACATCAGCCGTTGCTGTAGATCCATTTATTGCATACTTATTAGTTGATCCAACATTATAATATGGATGATCTGATGGGTTGCCGCCTACAACAGTTACTGTAAATGTTACCGTACTAAAAGAGGTGGCGTTAGAAAGCGTTGGTGAATTAGAGGTTACATCTTCTGTAGTAAGATCATGTACCTGACTAATCGCAGATGTTGCAACTGAGGGGGTAAGTGTAAGATCAGGTGTTGTTAGATTATGTATTTGTGATATTGCACTGGTATCTATTTGAACAGAACCCAGAGTAATATCGGGAGCAGCTAACTGTTGTCCTTCTTCAAGATTTGTACTATCTATGCTAACTGATTGTGTTTCTACATCTGGAGATGCTAAACTGTGAACTTGTGTTATGCTAGTATTTGCAGAAGTAGGATTCTGTGCAGTAATGTCCGATGTTTGTAAATCGTGAACTTGCGTTAATACGCCACTTGCAACCCTGACAGTACCAGTAAGAACATTAGGTGCTGAGAAAGTTTCATCCTCAAACATTGTTCCATTTGGAACGCTTGCACCACTACCATTATAGGTTGCTGAGATAGCATGATTTTGACTAATAGCAGTTGTGTCTATTGAAGGACTTTGAGTAATTACACTTAGTCCTGCAAAAACACCGTCTTGAATCAGTACAGCATCGGCTACTGTAGGAGATCCAGTATTTACACTGCTTCCAGTAAGGGCAACATTTTTAACCCCTAAATCACCTAATGGTGCAGATGCTAAAGAAGCAAAACCTAACATCTATTACTTTCTTGATTTATGGCTCTACAGGCCAATCTTCTGGATTTAAATTAGGCCAATTACTGTGTGTTGGCAAATCTCTTAAAGCCTGTCTGTAATCTATTTGAGCCTGTGTCATAGTTCTATCAGATACAGCCCACCAATCAGTATGCGTCAAACGATGATCTCTTTCACTTCTACTCATCATTTCATACTCTTCATCAGATGGCCTACCATTAGGAAAGTCTTTATCTGCTGCTGGGAGTATTCTTGTTACTTCTTCTTGGCCTGTTTCATGATCGACATATACTATATCGTAATCACCATCAGCCCTTAATCTCATTTCTTCGTGACCGCTTGACATTTAATTTTCCTCTTTTGATCCTATTTGATAAGATGCCAGTCTAATATTTATATTTCCACTATTTGCAAAAACTTGTACACCACTGACAGCCTTTTCACCATCAGACATTCCCCTAGATCTCATACTGCTTTCTGTAAGTTGTGGAAGACCATTGATATCATATGAAAACATCTGAGAATAAGTTACCGTATCTGATGCCGCAACTGTTGATGTTAAATTTCTTCTATTATTTTTTACCCAAATTCTAAAATGAAAAGTTTCGCCAGTGTTTGATGATAAACTATTTGCATTACCAGAATAAGATGACCCTGGTCCATTCATCCATGAATTATAATAATCGTTTGACCTAAGATGTGCAGCCCAAGTGCTTGTAGTGCCATTCTTTACTGTTCTATAAGTACACTGACCATATTGCCAAGAACTAAAACTTCTCCTTCTAATGTGCCTTAAACCTAAAACTCTATTATCTGAAGCAAAACTACCCTCACCTATTATTAAACATAATCCTGGTAAATCGCTATCTTCATCGTCATGATAATAGGAATTGTCAAACCAAACATAAGCACTTGAAGCATTTAATGCCATACCATCGCCATTGGTGTGACCAAAACCTATATATTGCTTATTTCCTAATTCAGTAATTACAGGCATATTATTCCCACGCACCTCCGCTTGCAGTAAAAGCATAAACATCTACGTGAGCATCAATGTTGCCGCTAGAAGCAAAAAACTTTATTTTGTTAGAAATTTGATCGTAACTGTCTTGACCACTACTAGGATAATCATCTCTTAACATAAACGAAAAAGTTGAAAAATGGGTATATGAACCACTGCTTACAAAATTTGTCATACCATAACCTCCGCTAAAAACAGCAGGGGAAGTAGTAGTTCCGCTAGTATCTCCTGTATATCCACCATTTACAAAAATAATTAGATTGGTTCTTGCAATACTGTCATCATTATTAACATGACTTGTTCCTGCCATGTTTGTATCATTTCCGTTATTCCACCACATCGGATACCAACCGCTACTCGTACCGCTAGAGTAGTCACCACTAAGTGTACCTGAAGTACTATTTTTATATTGTACACCAGTGTTTTGTGCATTATTACCGAAGTTACCTGATGAGGTACTATCTCCAAATTGAATCTGAACCCTTTGACTGTCTGTATATAAATAAAAAGTACCTAAAATTATAGATCCTTCTTTGTTTGATTTTACATTGCCTGGGCTTGATGAGCCACTAAAAACATCAGTAAATTCCAAATTTACAGAAGCTACATTTTTTTGATTTAATGTATTTATTTTTCTAAAACCGTATCCGTCTAGTATAAGGTTATTTCCAATAGGCATTACAGTTTCTTTCTACGTACCATCAGCTTCAGAAGTGTAGTACCAACTTCTAAAGGCACAATTTAAATTTAAACAACCAAATTTAATTCTAGATGGACGAGTTGTTGAAGTTAAAACACACATTGTTCTCTGAAATCCTTGATCTACTGATGTAGTACCAACATAAGTGTGAAAGATAGCAAAAGGTTTTCTTCTTGCACTAGATGTATGTCTTTGCCCCAAATGGAGATGCCCAGTTACAATACCCATCTCATAAGAGTTTAACTTGTCCTGAAAAGTTCCATCAGCAGGTCTGCATAGTCTATGTTTTGTAACACCTGTTACATGATAATCACTATTTGTACGACCCTCAATCCCTACCACATCCATCGTTAATTCATTATCGCTTGCATCAACAAAAGAAAATTCAAGAACGGTAT